CGTTTAATGTACAAGCCATAGTATTTATATTTTATTTTAAAAAAAAAGGGTAAGTAGATAATCCTACCTACCCTATTTTATTGGTTAATTATTTATTATGCTGAGTATTCTACGATGTCAGAAGCAATACCAAATTGTACTGCAGAAGTAAATCTCATTACCATTCTAACATTGTTACTTGCATCAAGATCAGCCATATCTAAAACTTTAACGACATTTGTATCGTTCAATAGACCTGTTCCGAAATATAAGTTGCTTCTTTGAGCAGCGTACATTTTGTCTGCTGACATTCCTGGACAAACGAATATCTTAACTCCGTTTACACTTAGAGAACCATTGTTCCACCATTGTGTTCCTTGTGCATTCACACCATTTGCTCCTAATCCGTTAGCTGCAAATCCTCCTAATGCTTGAACATAATATTTCGCTGCTGCAGAACCGATGTATATGAATAAATCTTCTTTACCATATAAAGCACCTGGAATTGCATCAACAACTTTACCAAGTTCAGCGATAATGTTACCTGCGTTCAATCCACCTGCAACTGCTGTCACTTGTTGACCTGCAGGAATATCCCCTGCTGCTGCTGCTGCTGCGATTAGTTTTTGGAATCCATCAAACGAATTGTTTGAACCTGCAGTTGTATCTCCTTGCCAAATACATAGTTCTGTATTTTGTGCCACTTCTGCTGCTACGTGAGCAATCATAAAGTCAGAGAATTTTGGAGGTAAAGATTGTCCTAATCCATATCCCATTTGTTGTGCTTCCCAATCATTAACAAAGTCATACTTACATAATTGTAGGTTTACTTGTAATTCAACTGGCTGAATAATTCTTTCAGTTAATGTTACAGTTGATGTTGGTGTGAAATCACAACTAGCTGAGGCTACTAAGCCTGATGTAGCTAATTTTTTAATTACTTCTTTGTAAGCGATATTCGCTTTTACAGTCAACCCACCATCATCAATAGTTGATGCACTTAGTAATGCTGCTGCAATGTATTCACCTGCGAACTCACCTGCATAAGTTGAAGTGATGTTAACAGTAGTTGCTAAGTTTACATTTTTTAAATTACTCATTTTTTTTATTTATTTAATTTATTTAATACTCTATCTAATGTCGTGTTAAACTTGCCTTTTGCAAATTCCACTTTGTTTGTTTTTTTGTTTACTGATTCTGGATTGTGTTTGATAGGCTTCACAGCAGCTTCAGTTAATTCTTCTTTTTGAACTTCTTCAGAAAATTCTTCTTTAACTGTTCTTGATTTTAAAGGCTGAGTTTCTGATGACATTTCTTCTTCTTTGTCATCCCCCATTTTACTTTCTTTGTCAGCTTTTAAATCAGCGATAGCATCTTCTAGGTTTTGGATTCTTTTTTCCATTCCTTCCCAATCTCCTACATCTGCCATTTTCTTTTCTTCTTCTTCGTATTCCTCTTCTTTAAGGTCTTCTGTGATTTCTTTTCCATCATCACCCTCTTTTTGAGGAACTTCATCAGAAACTTCTCTAACATCACCGATAATACCTTCTTCCTCTACAACGACTAATCTACCATCTTCTAGTAAATACTCGCCAACAGGCATTGCTACTTTTTCATCATCTGTTTTTATAAAGATTTCTTTACCTTTTTCAAATGATTCTGCACTTACCACTGTGCCATTTTCTAACTTTCTTTCTTCAAGTTTTACCTCGATATTCAAAAGCGTCTTAATTTGGTTTAACATTTCAGTTGATTTCATAATTATATATATAACGATTAATTAATTTAATTTTGCATTTTCAGTTCGTTCTTGTTATAACGCCAATGCCTTGTGCGTGTATTGAACCATCACAACATTCAATAGAATAAGTGTTTGTATCCCAACATAAACAGGCTCTTGAACTTCCTTTTGGGCTTGTTCTACTAGGTATAAATGGTTTGTTGTTTCTGCTTCTCCTATTCATTTGTCAGGATTTCTTTAATTTTTTCAAGTAGTTCTTCATCTTTTGACATATCTTCTTTGACCGATTCTTTAGGTCGTTCCATTTTGTCTGCAAAGTAACCCTCAATAGAAAAACCCTTAACTTTACCTGTTTTAACATATTCTTTCCAAATTTCATCATTATTAACTTTAACTGAACCCATCCAAGTTCCTAATGGTACATCTAATCCATACTTCCTAGATTTATCGTGTACCTTGTCTTCTACTATCCAACTTTCAACAAGCGTTAACCCATTTAAAGATTCTTTGTGTTCTAGCGTTGAATTACTTTGATAACCATTTTTTAAATACATCTGTGATGCTTTCATAACAGTATCTTTTGAAAAGAAAATATAATAATCGCCCTCATCACCGTTTCTATATATCGGTTTATTGGGAATTAATAAAGCACCTAAAAGTAACTTTTTATCTTTGTCAAGTTCTGCTAATTGTATTTCTTGTGATTTTAAAGCCACAAAATCTGACTCAATAGCTGGGCTTTCAACAATAGATATTGCATCTATACCACTTTCTTCTTGTTCTTCGTCTAAAATCAGTTCTATTATTTTCATAATTATATAACGTATTAAAAATTAAATTTTGTATTTATCCAATTGATGCACCCTCAACAGTATTTCTTTCTAATGCTTGTGCAGTTGTTACATCACTAGCTACAACAAACGCCTGTACAGGTTGCTGTTCCTGTTGACCGATGACATCAGCTAATTGATTTGTATCACTAGAACCGACAATATTAAATGACGGTGGCGTTGCTTGTGCAGGTGCAGATGGAACTGAACCACTAACTGATGGCGGTGTTTTTCCAGCTATTGTTGGAAGTTTTGTTTGTGTTATCGCTTTAACTTGCGCCATACCTGAAACTACGGCTGCTGCTGCTGCTATCGCACCTAATGCAGGACCGATTATTGGAATACCTGCCATAGATTTGTAGGAATCTGTTGCTGATTGGAATGTGCTTATAGTTGCTTGGCCAATCGCTGCTGCTTTACCTGCTGCTGATTCTTCGCCTAAGATAGTTGCCATATTCCCAAGTGTAGAACTAGCGATACCTAATTTTTCTTTTGCAGTCATATCTTCCCACTTGACTGAGTTTTCTGCGTTTTCTTGATTAAACTTGCTTAAAGCGTTGTTTTTGGCTTTTTCAAGTTGTTCAGTTGCTAAGCCTTGTTCTTTTGCTAGTCTAATAAGTTCATCGTAATGCTCTATTGTCTTTTGTATTTCTAATGCTCTACGTTCATCTTCTGTTACTGCTTCTGCATCTCTTATTTGTTTTTTTAAGGCATCAAGGTCTAGTAGTTTTTGTTTCTCATCAGCATCGTTTTGGTCTTGTATCATCTTAGCTTCAGCGTTCAATGCTATGATTTGTGATGTAACCTCTTTGGCTTTTGTAAGTTTAGCAGTTTCTAAGTTGATTAGATTTGCTCTTAAGTTAGCTTCTTCTTCTAGGTCTTCTTTTGTTGATTTGCCGAGTGCGTTTTCCTTAACTTTTGCATCTAATCTCAGTTGAGCAGCAGCGATTTCTTTATTTGTGATTTCTTCTTCAAGAGTTCCTGCATCTTTAAGAAACTGTATTCTTTCTTCAACTGTAAATTTCTCTTTGTCAACTGCTTTTTCTAATAAATCTGCTCTATCTCTATTAGCTTTTGCTCTGTCAACTATAATTTGTCTATCTAATTTATCTGCTTTTGCCCTTTGGTCAGCTATTTCGCCTGCTATTTTAGCTTCGGCTGCCATTTCTTTGACAAGTTCTTTTGTGCTTGTAACTAATTTTTTTGTACCCTCTACTAAAGATTCAGTTACTATAACAACAGGATTCAAACCTCTATTTAATGCTACAACACCTGCTGTCGCATCTTCAAAAGCACCTGAAAAATCGCCTGAAAATACTTTACTTATAGCACTACCCATAAGACCTAGACCCTCAGTAACTTTTGCGATTTTATCCATCACAAAGTTTTTAATAGAATCTCCAAAACTCTTAAGAGAATCAATAGGGTTTGTGAAAACATCTATAAGTAACAAACCCAAGTCAGCTAATCTGTCGGTAAACGCACCTACAACTGCACCTACCATACCCATAGCTTTGGAAAACTTATTTTGTCCTTCTTCTGAACTTGTAAAGGCTGCTGCTAATGATGATAATACTAATACTAACGCACCTATACCTGTCGCTATTATAGCACCTCGCATAGTCTTGAAGCCTTTATTTACACCACCTATACCTTCTTTTAAACCTTTGAAGCCTGATATTACTCCACCAGTTTTTTGGTCTATTAAACCTAAGGCACCAGAATAGTCAGCAGCATTTTCTTCTGCTTCTTTCATTACCTCATTTGCTTTCTTTCTGTCTTTGTTAACTTGTTTTAAAGCAATTTTTTCATCAGTCAACCTTTCCTTAGTTTGTTTGATTTTATCGTTGAGGTCTTTACGCCTCGCTAAGTCAGTTGCAGAAGTTTTGTTTAAGTCTTTTTGATATTGTCTTAGTTCTTTTTCAATATCTTCAACCAACTGTTCTTGTAACTCTAGTGATTTATTGAGTTCATCAATATTCGCCTGAGCCTGTTTTGTTGATATTTTTAAATCGTATTCTTTTACTGTCGTTGCCATTTGATATTGTTTTTGAGTTTCTTGTATGCACTTTTTAAATCCTTAGGTAAGGCATATTTCCCTTTTGCGATTCTTATGTTTTCAGTTTCACCATTTGATAATGCTAATAAGTCTAGTATGTTTTTTATCATAATTTTATTTTAAGGTTGACCACAGAATATATTTGTAATAATTCCGTTAGAATCTACAGTTATTGTTGCTAGAAATGTGTTATTAATACAAACTGTATCGTTTCCTGTTGAACCTGCTTGAAAATAACTTCCTGAACTTGCTGTGTTTGTTAATCTACTATCGTTAAATAAAGTGTCTCCTACATTTAATTCTGATGCATTACCTATTGCAAAAGAATAATACAACGTACCACCCCCAGTGCCTTGGTAAGTCAAATCAGGTAAAGCAAGAAAATAAGGATTACCGACATTTAATAATTCTAATTGACTTTTGCCATTTGTTAGATTTGTGGTGATAGAGTTTATTTGATAATTCTGTTGTCTCATTTGTATTAAATCATTCAACTGCAAATTGTGAAATATCTTTTGTGGCAAAACAGCATCAACTTTAACAAGCCTCCTACTTGAATCAAATACGTTGTTTATATAAGTGCTGTAATTATTGTTAAATAAAGTCCTTGTAAATTCATTACCATCATATTCATTTACCTCAGCATTAAAATTTATATTTCTTTGATTTCCTGTTCCTATCTCTAAACTATTTGATGGTATGATATAGTCATCTATAGATTGTGTTGATTGTGGTGAACCTGCGTTATTCAAAGCAATAGCTGTTCCGTTACTTATTTCTATTGCATAAAACACAAGTGGTAACCCATAATAGGGTTCTTGATTGTCATCAACAAAATAACCATATTGAGGTGATTCGTCATCTCCTGTACTAGCATCAATCATTCTTTCATATAGTAAATGTTCAAATGGTATTTCAATAGTATATACGTTATTTGGTGCATCAAAAGTGGTAGTTTGATTATCATTATATTTCAAAGTACCCCAGCCTCTGTTTTGTAATTGATTGAATTGTTTAGCTAAAAAAGTTCCGAGACCTTTATAAGCATATCTTATTTCTTTAAAAGGCAAAGCTACGTTTGATGTTTGTTTTTTTGTGTCTAGGTATTTATCTATCACAATAGGTTCTGATGAACCAGAAGCATAAAAGCTGTCTAATGTTTTGACTACT